GAACCTGTAGTAGACAAAATTGTGCAATATCACTTACCTTATCTAAAAGAAGAGGTAATATCTATAATCAACCATCTGAAAAATGACAATTAAACTATTTGATATATCTAACGGTAAAGTAATTCCTACGGAACATTGCCATACTCTTGAGACATTACGACGACTTATGGACATGTATCCTGATAACTACCTTAAGATTTATCAGTATCTGTTTTACATGACTTGTCCTAATCCAGATACTAACCCATTCTTTAATACGGTTGATACAGATAGAGAGGAGATTGTACTAGCAGAGATTGATGCTGATTTTAGTCCTGAGGAGGATGGTATACCACAAGCAATTGACTTCTGTAGGAAACTGTATGAAACCCCTACAATGAGGGCATACAATGGTATTAAGAGAGCACTGGATAATATTGCCACCTATATGAATAACACATCTATTACAGATGGTAGGGATGGTAATATTAACCAGATTAGAGCTATGGCTAAGGACTTTGATGCCATTAGACAGTCATATAAGGGTGCATTACGGGATATGCAAGATGAACAGAAGAGTCACGTAAGGGGTGGTACAGGCCTAGCATACGACCAAAACATGTAATATGCAGCAAGAATTCTACACAAATATTCCTGTATATGAGAACGGAGTATGGACGGATATAACCTTTAACTCTCAAATGGAGTTTAGAGACTATCTACTTACCATGTTCAAGGTTCCTGGAGAATATGAATTTGATGAGACTAGTCTAAAGTTTAATGAATTAGCTAAGCTTTTTAATACACAAGGATTCTACTGTGTACATCCTGAGGGAACTAAAGACTTCCGTGCATTCTGGGATACTGAAAAACAGAAGTGTAGGAAAGGAGTATTCTTTATAAATGGAGATAAGAAATGGTATCTATCTCGTGACTACTATATGTGGCTAAACTTCTTGCCTATCTTTAACAAGGAGATACAGAAGTTTGGTTTTGCTGATATACGTGATGCACAATATCATATGGCATTATATGAAATGCTTGCTGAATTAAGTCATAAGCATGCAGCCATATTAAAGAAACGTCAGATAGCTAGTTCCTATTTTCATGCTGGTAAGTTTATAAATCAGGTATGGTTTGAGGAAGGGGTTACCCTAAAGATGGGGGCCAGTCTTAAAGATTATATCAATGAGAAGGGTACCTGGAAGTTTCTTAATGAATACGAGGCATTTCTGAATAAGCATACTGCTTGGTATAGACCTATGAATCCCCATAAGACACTCTTTTGGCAACAGAAGATTGAGATTGATACATATGTGGGGACACAGAAAAGGAAATCTGAGGTAGGATTAAAAGGAGTTATACAGGGTATGTCTTTTGAAAAGGATCCTACAAATGGTGTCGGTGGTCCATGTAAATTCTTTTTTCACGAGGAAGCAGGTATTGCACCTAAGATGGATACTACCTTCGAATTCATTAGACCTGCTATGAAATCTGGTATGACTACCACAGGTATGTTTATAGCTGCTGGTTCTGTCGGTGACCTTAGTCAATGCGAACCATTGAAGAAGATGATTACTAGACCAGATGCAAATGACATCTATAGTGTAGAAACAGATCTTATAGATGAACTAAACACCATAGGAAGGTCAGGATTATTCATACCTGAGCAATGGTCAATGCCACCTTATATTGATAGATATGGTAATTCACAGGTTGCTGATGCACTAAAAGCATTAGATGAGCAGTTTGCTACCTGGAAAAGAGAACTAGATCCTCAAGACTATCAGTTACGTATATCTCAGCACCCTAGAAATATCAAAGAAGCATTTGATTTTAGGACTGTATCTGTATTTCCTGCCCATCTTGTTACCGCACAAACTAGACGAATTGAAGATAAAATGTATGCCTACGAACATCTTGACTTATACAGAGATGAGAGAGGTGCTATACAATCTACTGAAAGCAATAAGTTACCAATTCGGGAATTTCCAATTACTAAAGATACTGAGGATAAAACAGGTGTTATTGTAGTATGGGAAAGACCAGTAAAGGAACCTGAATTTGGAATGTATTATGCTTCTGTCGATCCAGTAGGGGAAGGTAAGACAACTACCTCAGAATCACTATGTTCCATCTATGTTTACAAGACAGCTGTTGAGGTAACTAAAAATAAAGGAGATGTTGTTGAAACATACATAGAACAAGATAAATTAGTAGCTGCTTGGTGTGGTAGATTTGATGATATTAATAAAACTCATGAAAGATTAGAACTTATAATTGAATGGTATAATGCCTGGACTATTGTAGAAAATAACATTAGCCAGTTTATTAACCATATGATCTATAGAAAGAAGCAGAGATTCCTCGTACCTAGGTCACAGATACTATTCCTCAAAGATATTGGTGCAAATGCTAACGTTTTCCAGGAGTATGGCTGGAGAAATACAGGGACATTGTTCAAGAGTCATATGCTTAGTTATGCCATTGAATTTGTAAAAGAGGAATTATATACTGATGTAGACGAAAGTGGAAAGGTATATAAAACAGTATATGGAATAGAAAGAATACCAGATCCTATGCTACTCAAGGAGATGATGGCATATAGAGATGGTGTAAACGTCGATAGACTGGTTAGCTTTGCTGCATTAGTAGCTTTTGCCAAGGTTCAACAAGCTAATAGGGGTTATAAGAAAAGATATGAGGAATCTGGTGGCAAAAAATTGGATAATAATAATAATTTCAGTAAATTGAATAGAAGTCCGTTCCGTCATATTGGAGGGGCATCTGGTTCAGTTTCAGGAATGAGACTACCAAAATTACCGTTTAGAAATTTAAGATAAGACATGCAGATATATAATGCGATGCAAATGAAGGCTGGTGCCAAAGTAGAGTACAATAAAATGGGTACTCTAAACCAGCCTATCCAGTTTATTCCTAGGTCAAAAAAGGATAATGAATGGACTGCCTGGAACTTAGACTGGCTTGAATGGAAGGGATTACAGCATGTACGCAGAAATGCAAGACGTTTAATGAAGAACTACAAGCTTGCCAAAGGTATTATAGACAAGGGTGACTATATAATTGAGGAGGATAATGAGTATGCAGATCTTATGGAAGTCCTTACCAAGGAAGACGCATCTGCATTAGAACTTAAATTCTATCCGATTATCCCTAATGTAATTAATACGTTAGTTGCTGAATTTGCCAAAAGATCAAGTGCTGTATCCTATAGAGCAGTAGATGATATTTCATATAACGAACTCCTTGAATTAAAAAGACAAGAAGTAGAACAGGCATTAGTATATGATGCTGAACGTGAATTGATGATGCGCCTGGCTGAAGATGGTGTAGACATTGAATCAGAAGAATATCAGCAGGCTACATCACCAGAAGCAATCAGACAGCTTCCTGAGATTCAGGCATTTTTTGACAAGAGTTACAGATCATTATCAGAACAATGGGCTGCTCATCAGCATGCAGTTGATGTAGAAAGATTCAAAATGGATGAACTAGAAGAAAGAGCATTCAGAGATATGCTCATTACTGATAGGGAATTCTGGCATTTTAGAATGCTTGATGATGATTATGATATTGAACTTTGGAATCCAGTACTTACATTCTACCATAAATCACCTGATGTAAGATATATATCTCAGGGTCAATGGGTTGGAAAGTATGATATGATGACTGTTGCTGATGTTATTGACCGTTATGGATGGTTGATGACTGAGGAACAGATGGAAACATTAGAACAAATCTACCCTGTACGTTCTGCTGGTTACCCATTACAAGGATATCAGAATGATGGTACTTACTATGATGGTACTAAATCACATGATTGGAATACCAATATGCCGTCATTGGGGTATCGTCAGTATACCTCTATGTGGGATAATACACTTCGTGGAGGAGATATTGTAAACTGGATCCTAGCAGATAGCGAGGATTACTTTGATATGGGTATGACTAACCTCCTTAGAGTAACTACAGTTTACTGGAAGTCACAAAGAAAAGTAGGTCACCTTACCAAGATTGATGATTTTGGAGAGGTAACAAATGATATTGTTGATGAGTCATACTCAGTAACAGATAAGCCTCTTTATAATACTGACCTCTTTAAGAACAAGAGTAAGCAGAATCTTTTATTTGGAGAACACATTGACTGGATCTGGATTAATGAGGTATGGGGTGGTGTTAAGATTGGACCAAACCATCCCACATACTGGGGAACTAATAACCCCGGTGGTATCAATCCTATCTATTTAGGAATTAATAACAATAACATTGGACCTCTTAAATTCCAATTTAAGGGTGATGATACTATGTATGGTTGTAAGCTACCTGTAGAGGGATCTGTATTCTCAGATAGAAATACTAGATCTACATCTCTTGTAGACTTAATGAAGCCATTCCAGATTGGTTATAATATCGTAAATAACCAGATTGCCGATATCCTTGTAGATGAACTTGGAACAGTAATCTTATTAGATCAGAATGCTTTACCGAGACATAGTTTGGGAGAAGACTGGGGAAAGAACAATCTTGCTAAGGCATACGTAGCAATGAAGAACTTCCAGATGTTACCTCTGGATACATCTATTACTAATACAGAGAATGCTTTATCATTCCAGCATTATCAAAAACTTGACCTTGAACAAACAAACCGTTTGATGTCAAGGATTAATCTTGCTGGATACTTTAAGAATCAGGCATTTGAAGTCATTGGTATTACACCCCAACGTATGGGGCAACAGATATCTCAGCAAACAGCTACTGGAGTTGAGCAATCTGTTAATGCATCTTACGCACAAACTGAGGTTTACTTTATGCAGCATTCGGATTATCTGATGCCTAGAGTACATCAGATGCGTACTGACTTAGCACAATTCTACCAGTCTACCAATCCATCTGTAAGATTGCAATACCTTACAACTACAGAGGAACGTAAGAACTTTGAAATAAACGGTACAGACTTACTACTTAGAGATCTAAATATATTCTGTACAACCAAGGCAAATCATAGAGCTATAGTAGAACAGCTTAAGCAATTGGCTATTAATAACAATACTACAGGTGCTTCTATCTATGACTTAGGTAAACTCATGATGGCTGATTCATTACCTGATGTAGACCAGGTACTTAAGCAGACTGAGAAGAAACAACAGCAGATGCGTCAGGAAGAAATGCAACAACAGCAACAGATGCAAGAACAACAATTGCAGTCTCAAGCTGAAGAAGCAAGACTTAAGAGAGAGTTTGAAGCAGAACAGAATGATCTTAATAGACAAGCTAGACTGCAAGAAGCTAGAATCAGATCTGCTGGCTTTGGTGCTACCGTTGATATTAATCAGAATCAACAATCAGATTACATGGATTCTCTTGCACAGATTAATAAGATGGGTATTGAGAATGAGAATATTACTCTCCAGAAAGAAAAAGAGATTAATAGAATGGCTGAGAATAGAGACAAAATGAACATTGAGCAGCAGAAATTAAATACACAAAAAGATATAGCCAGTACACAACTGCAAATTGCTAGGGAGAATAAGAATAAGTATGATAAAAAGAGCAACGAGAAGAAGAAGAAATAAGGAATTCGCCCCCTGTTTGCTATAAAGTGCCACATTATTATTTTAATGTGCTAATTTTTAAAGTTTAAATCTATACTTTTGTGTATATTGTTACTATAAAACCAACAAAAAATGAGTGAAAAAGAAACAGCTACTGCCGAGACTACGTCTATTGAGCAAGTAGATATTGATCTAGATAGTCTAGACTTTCTAGGTGCACCGGGAGCAGAAAACGTTATGCTTCCAGAGGAGACAAAACCTAATTTATTTTCTAGGCCAAATGTTGACCTCAGTTTTATTGACAAGGATTCATCAGATAAAGATGGTGAATCGAAGGAACCAGAAGTAAAGATTGATGACGTAATTCAAGAAATCGATCCAGATAGTGATTTTAGGCCGAAGGCAGAAACAAAAGCTGATGAACCAGCAGAAACAAAGACTGGAAGACCTAAGTTAGAAAAGAATGGAATGGCTGAAGTAGTTAATAAACTAATTGAAGCTGGTAAGATAATTCCATTTGATGATGATAAACCTCTTGAGGAATATTCATTAAAGGACTATCAGGAACTTATTGAAGCTAATTTTCAAGAAATTGAAAATAAAGTACGTCAGCAAACACCGATTGAATTTTTTGATTCATTACCACACGAACTGCAATATGCTGCAAAGTATGTAGCAGATGGTGGCCAGGACCTTAAAGGTTTATTTAAAGTTCTAGCTGCGGCAGAAGAGGTAAGAGAATTAAGTCCTTCAGTAGAGAAAGACCAGGAGCAGATTGTAAGAGAATATCTTAGAGTCACAAACTTCGGTACTAATGAAGACATTCAAGAGGAAATTGATGCATGGAAAGATCGTGGTGATCTTGAAGCTAAAGCATTGAAGTTCAAACCAAAATTGGATGCAATGCAAGAAGAAGTTGTACAACAAAGAATTGCACAACAAGAACAAATGCGTCAACAACAGCAGCAAGCTGCACAACAGTACATGGATAACGTGTATAATACTGTAAGTGCTGCTGATATTAACGGACTGAAGCTGGATAAAAAAGTTCAAGGCTTATTATATAATGGTCTTGTACAACCAAACTATCCATCTATTTCAGGAAGACCTACTAATATGTTAGGACATCTTCTAGAGAAATATCAGTACGTTGAACCTAACTATCCGTTGATTGCTGAAGCCTTATGGCTTTTAGCTGATCCAGATGGTTACAGAAGTAAAGTAAAAGAACAGGGTAAAACTGAAGCTGTAGAAAAGACAGTTCGTCAATTAAAGACTGAACAAGCTAAGATGCAGACAAGTGCACCTGTTGTTGAAAAAGAAGAAACAGTACAAAGAAGAATCCCACGTGGTGGTAACTTCTTTAAACGATAAACGATAACCCTTTTAATTTAAATAAATAAGTAAATGGCAACTCCAGTTTTAAACAATGGTATATTTCTACGAGATACCAATTATGCGGCTAGTTCGCACGTAGATTCATATCACCTGGTTAACATGCTGAAGAATGCGGAGCCGATGGACCTTGGACCAGTTGACCTTTGGGCAATGGCACAAAAGGTTGAGATGCCGCTTTATCAGATGTCTTCCTTTGGTGGTAAGAACGTAATTAATGTAGACAATGCACGTGGTGAATACAAGTGGCAGACTCCTGTAGTTCAGGATCTTCCTTACATTGTAGATTCACAAGCTGCAGGCATTGTAGGTCTTGATGGTACTACCTTCCAGATCAAATTGTCACGCAGAGAATTTGGTCATGGTGATATCATCACTTACGATAAGTACAATGGTTTTGAAATGTATGTTACTGCAGATGATATCCTTCCTCTCGGTGACGGTTTCTTGTACACTGTACAACTCGTAAACAATGATACTGGTAACGGTATTGATGCTGATCAGTATCTTGTATCTGGTACCAAAATCTTCCGTAAAGGTTCTGCTCGTGGTGAATATGGAGAAAGATTCTCTGATATCATCACAGCTACTGGCTTCCGTGAATTCTACAACTTTGTAGGTGGTGCAGAAGCACACGTACACTACTCTATTTCTAGCCGTGCTGATCTTATGATCAAGGGTGGTATGAATGCAGATGGTACTGTACCTGTAACTGAAATCTGGCGCAACTTTGACAAAAACATCGATCCAGCTGTAGCTAACCTTGATACCATGGTTAGCCGTATGGGTAAGGATTATGTTAAACGTGCAATGAACAATGGTTCATTATCTCGTACTTTCTTGACTACAATGGAAGCAGCACACTTGACTAAAGTTGCTAATGACATTGAGACCTACTTGATGTGGGGACAAGGAGGTAGAGTACGTCAGGATGGTCCAGATGATATCCGTCTGTCTGTCGGTCTCTGGAAGCAGCTTGATAACTCATTCAAGCGTGTATACAACAAGTCTGGCTTTAGCTTGGATTTGTTCCGTTCTGAAATCTACAACTTCTATGCTGGTAAGGTTGAATTCAAGGGTCCAGATCCTAAGCGTCAACTGATTGTACAAACCGGTATGGGTGGTATGAGAATGGTAAATGAAGCAATCCGTAGAGAGGCTGTATCTTCAGGTCTTGTTATCCAAGCTGCATCTGATGCAGGTATTGGTGCAATTTCTGGTCAGAGCATGGACTTGAACTTTGGATTTGCATTCACATCATATGTGATTCCATTCTTGGCAAATGTTAAGTTCGTATTGAACCCAGCATTTGACAACTTGCATACAAATGACATTGAAAACCCAATCATTGATGGTTTCCCATTGTCATCTTATAGCTTCATCATCTTCGATATTACTGATAATACTAATGATAACATCTTCTTGTTGAAGTTGTCTTGGGATAATCAATTGAAGTGGTGGTATCAAAACGGTACTATGGACTACATGGGTCGTACCCAAGGCTTCCAGTCTTCTGGTCAGTTCAATGGTTACCGTGTATTCATGACACAAACAATGCCTGCTATCTGGGTTAAAGATCCAACCAAGGTGTTGAAGATTGTTATGAGAAACCCTGTTACAGGAGGTTCATTCTAATCTTAACTAGTAATAATATAATGGGGGAGGGTAACCTCCCCTTTTATATAAAACTTAAAAACATGGGAATTTATAACAGACCTAAGAAAAAAGTTTGGCAGAACCTTGGAGAGAACATAACTAAGTTTGGTCCACTTACGGGTTCAGGTGCCCCTACATTTATACCAGAAGCTGCTGGTGTTATTTATATAGATGTTGATGGTAAAGATGTTTACATTTCTGTGGGCATTGAAACATCTTCTGATTGGAGACTAATGATCCAAGATTAAAAATAATTTAAAAAGGGGAGGATAATTACTCCCCTTTTTATACTTTTATCATAAATTTATTAAACCAACAAAAATGAGTTTTACATTAATTGAACAGAACCCTGCAATTAAAAAAGGGCCTATTGCTATTAAACCGTACTTTAATAGTAATGTACAGAACATGGGATTAGAGAAGTACGGATTAGCATTATATGATGGTGTACATCATGAAGAACAATTAGCTTGTGTTGAATTAAATGGTATCAGCAGATACCTTACTGGATTGAATGAATTTGCACCAGATGTAAAGTTAATTCCAGATCCAGAACAACGTGAGGCTAAGGTTAAAGAGATTAGAACTACAGTTTGTCAGCTTGAAAAAGAACTTGCTGCAAATGTTATTAATCCCGAAGATCCAGAATTTTGGAATAAGGTTAAATTGCTAAGACCTGATAATCATGAGTTCTGGAGTAAAATAACACTTCGTTGCGGTAATGAACCATTGTTTTTAGAGCCAGCAAAGGATCCATATGATTTAATTAAGTTGTATGCTATTCAAGCTGGAGGATTTTCTATAATAGCAAAAAGCTATGAAGAAGCCAGAACTAGACAAAAGCCACCGAAGTTTTATCTAGACAAGTATGAAGATACTGTGTCTACTAAAACAGAAAGCAAGAAGATTCGCAACAAAGCATTGTCTGAGTTGCAGAAGCTGTTTGATAAGAATACAAATAAACTGCTTTACATTGCTAAGGTAGTTGATGTAACTAGTGTTCAATACAAGAAGTCTACACCAACAGATGTATTGTATGATAACATGGATACATTCATTAATGGTCAAGGAAGTGAGAAGAATGCAAACAGAGCAGCACAAATGTTCTTGGATGCAGCTAATCAGGACATGGAATCATTAAAACTGAGATCTATAGTTAAGGATGCTACTTACTATAAGTTAATTGCTACTAAAGCTGACGGATTTATCTATGAAGTATCCTCTGGTGCTATGATGGGTAGAACTCCTTCAGAAGTTGTTGAATACCTCAAGAATCCTTTGAATGAAGAAATTCTTGTGAATTTGACAAAAAAAGTTGAGAAGTATTGGAATCAATAAGTATATTAATAATATAAATATTTGTAACATGAAAAAAATGACTAAGAAAATGATGAGTGGTGGAGTAAATACCCCAGCCACTGTTCAAACTACACCTGGTAGTAAAGGCGTTAAACCTAAGTTGAATCCTAATGTTACTGCAACACCTGCTGCAATGTATGGTGGTAAAATGAGCAAGGGAGGCAAGATGTCCTACGGTGGCAAGGTTAGTATGAAGAAAATGGGTAAGAAGAAGTAAGATGAATAAGCTGCTTAACCCGGAGGAACAGAAGAAAATGGTTTCTTATGGTAAACCTCAAGGAAAAAATAACAAGCCTTCTGCTAAAAACGGAGGGCTTGTTAAAACCCTTAAAACATGTAAGTATGGCTGCTAAGAAAGAAATGATTAAACGGAAAGATGGATCTTATAGTCAGAGAGGACTATGGGATAATATCCGTGAGAATGCTGGTTCTGGTAAGAAAGTTACTAGTGCTTTGAAAGAATCTGAAAGAAAAGTTAAAGCTAAAGAAAAAAAGAAAAGAAATGGCTAAGTCACCTGCATGGCAAAGAAAGGAAGGTAAGTCAGAAAGTGGCGGACTTAATGCTAAAGGACGTGCCTCCTATAATAAAACAACAGGAGGTAATCTTAAAGCACCACAACCTGAAGGTGGATCAAGAAAGAAGTCATTCTGTGCTAGAATGAAAGGTCACAAAGCTAAAAATACTTCTGCAGAAACAGCAAGAGACCCAAACAGTAGAATAAATAAGGCTTTAAGAAAATGGAAATGTTAAATAAATTACTATAATGGCAAAAAATTCAAAACAACAAGCAGCTACTGCAATGTCAATGAAAGCTGCAGGTAAGAAACCTAAAATGGCTAAAGGTGGTGCAGCAGGTACTGCACTAAAAAATGCTTTGATTAAAGCTGGCTATAAAAAAGGCGGATCAACTAAGAAAGGCTATGGCTGCTAAAAAGAAACCATCCTCTGGATTATCAGAGAAACAAAAGTCTTCTGTTGCAAAAAAAGCATCAGCCGGTAAGGACATTGGTAAGAAGGGTAAAACCTTTGACGAGGTTGCTGCTAAAGCAGGTGGTGGAGAAAAAGGAAAAAGAATTGCAGCTGCAGCAATGTGGAAAAATATCAGACGTAAATAATGAATAATACTACTCTACAATTAAAGATTAAGCAGCGACTTAATAAGTTAGCTAGTAACGATTATGACAACATTGAATGTTGGCAGATTGTAGAGGCATTTAACAAAGCCCAGATTCAATGGGTTAGAAGACAGATTATTGGTCTTAATGTAGAAAGGCAAGGTGACGAGCAAACTACAAGAAAGATTGATGATTTACAAAATCTTCTAAAGGAAATACCATTTCCTGTTGTAAAGAAACATTTATACGTAGAATCAAATTCCTTACCTGCAGACTATCTACAGTTTAAAAGAATTAGCGCAGATGCTAAGAAAGACTGTTGTAAAGATCCATCTGATCTTGCAATCATCTTTATTGCTGAGGAACAGAACGTTCCCATTTTGCTACAGGATTCTTTAAAGAAACCAAGTTTTGAATGGGGAGAAACCTTCTGCACTATTGTAGGTGATAAGATTAGAATCTATACTAACAACGAGTTTGATATAGACAATCCTCATCTAATGTACTACAGAGAACCCGTTAAGATTCAATTGGCTGGCTGTGTAGATCCTTATACATTAACCACATCGGCTGCTGATGTTATCTGTGAATTTCAAGATAACATTACTGAGATACTTATTGATGATGCTGTAAAAATCCTAGCAGGAGATATTGAGTCAATGAACCAGTATACAATAGCCAATAATTCATCGGAATCAAATACATAATATAATGGCCGAAACACCATCAAGAAATCTACTGGCACGTAAATCTGCGGAACCAGCACCTACCATTAGTAGACCATCATATAAATCTGGTATTCAGCCAGCTATTTCTACAGATCATAATCCTTTGATTTCTGAAGAATGTATTGAATACTTAAACTATAGAATACAGCAAGAAGAGTATTCTTCTAGAATATATCTTGCAATGTCTATGTGGCTAGATAACTCTGGTTATGTTAATGCTGCTAAACTTTGGAAGAATTACTCTAGCGAAGAAATGGATCATGCTAACTGGTCAAGAACATACTTGTTGTCTATGGGAGTACAGCCTGCAACACCTATGTTAAATGCACCTAATCAGAATTTTTCGGGATTACCAGAAATTATCAAGGTATCATTTGACCACGAGATAACTATTACTATGCAGATCAAAGATCTTGCATCTGATGCCCTAAAGAAAGGAGACCATATGTTATATGATTTAGCATTGAAGTTCCTTAAAGAGCAAGTTGAAGAACATAATAAAATGCAGAACTGGAAAGACCAGCTTAAAGCATTTGGAGAAGATAAAACTGCAATGAGACTGTTGGATCACGAGATGAAAGATTATCTCTAAAAATTTTGTTGATTAATAGTCTTTTTGTATATTAAGTATATATTTATTTGTAACCCTTTAAATTTTTTGTAAAAATGAGTTATTTTAATAGCGCCTTTCAAAAGGCATTCGTTGGTACCGACGGATTTACTGCCCTAGGTGGTGGTACTCTTGGTACAGCCGGTAACATTCTTGCTACTGGTCAATTTGCATTTGTTGATTCTAGAACATGGGAAGTTCAACCAACTACATTTGCTGGTGACCCATGTCCATTAGTTTTGGCCGCTGGTTCATTGTATCAGAATGACAAGATTGGTCCATTTCATGGTGGCTACCAGGAATCTAACAAATCTAAGATTATTAATCCTAAGTATATCTCAAGATTCTACCGTGTAGATCCTTGTGATCCACAAGCTGCTCAAATCACTGTTGGTGCTAACAATACGTCATTTGATGATACTACTTGTAGCAAGCAGTTCTTCTGTGGTGAAACATACTATCTCCGTTTGGATATTAAAGGTTCACCAGTACTTCGTACCCTCAGCCGTAATACTTATTACACTGCTGATGCTTACACTGGTTGCTGCCCTGCAGATGCTATTGCTCCTGTAGCAGTTAACCCTTTGATTGTATATGCTAACTGGGCAAACAATTTCTTGAACAGTCCTTTGATTTCACCTTTTGTGAATATTCAAATTACTTATTCAACCGATGATGGTGTTACTTGGGAACAACTTGCTCCAAGTGCTGCATCTGTAGACAATGGTGTACCTGTACCTGCTGGTGCATCTACTTCATTGACTGATCTTGCTCCATACCTCAATGGTTTGTTGCCTTGGCCAGAAAACGCAGTACCTGCAGATACCTTGGCTGGTTTGATCATCAACGGTGGCTATATTGATACTCGTTTCGGAGATTGCACATTCTATCCTAACGATGCAATTCTTGCTCGTGTAGAACCAGTTAAGATCTATGCATCTGAAACTGACTTGAATGGTGATCCATGTGCATTCACAGGTCTCTGTGTTAATGATATCTGTTTACCTGTACAAGGTAGCGGCTATGGTGAAAACGTTATCCGTGAGGTAATCCAGTCAGAAATGTATTCTCAGAATTACTTCTACACTGGTATGGATCTCCGTATCCGTGAGATTACTCAAGGAAATGATGTAACCAATGCTATTGATAGAACATTGGATGGCGCTGCAGGTTATACTCGTTACTATATCCAGCACAGTGTTCCACGTTTCAACAATCCTACTAGTACATTTGACAATGACCAGTACTTGCTTGAAATCATCACTGATGGTGACGATCCAATTTTTGAAGGTTTTGTAAATGACTGGATTGAAGCTGCACAAGGAAGTGCTTGTGTTGTACTTGAAGAATTTACTTGCTACGATGAATGTACTCCTGTTAGTGCAACAGCAGCACCATAATCTGACCAAATACTAAAAAGGGGAGAGGGAGCTATAAACTCTCCTCTCCTTTTTTATTTTTGTAAATACAACTATTTCTAAAATGGAAAAACATCAATTAGCCCTAGACATACCTGATACCCTAACCCCTTGTATATTTAGGGTTGTAGATGCAAGTATCTACAGTGATATGATGCCTGTAGATTGTACAAGGATTGAAATTACTCCTCCTGGCTTTACAGCACCATTTACAGTAGAAGATTTAGAACCAGGATTTCTGGCTAATCTAAGTGCATGTGACCTGGGATTACAGACAGCAAACTGCGGTAATACCTATAATGAATTTGCAGATGGTATCTATATTGTAAAATATAGTGTTAACCCAAATGACATAGTTAACGTAGAGTATAATCATTTACGTACAACTGTTGCTTTGAATAAAATAAATACCTTACTTTGTTGCCTAGATGTTCAGGACTGTGATCCGAAAACACCTTTGAAAGAAACTTTAAAAGAAGTTCAGTTTCTAACTACAATGTTGAAAGCAGCTAAAGCTAAGGTAGAGTATTGTCATTCACCAAAATTGGGAATGGACATATACAATTATGTAATAAAAAAGTTAGATAAGCTTGCTTGTGGTTGTGGTTGCGATTCATGTAAATAATTTAAAACCAATATATTATGAGTAAATGTGCAAACTGTGGAGCAACATTAAGTTGCGGATGTCAAAAAAGAACACTGGCAAATGGTAAACAAGGATGTAGCAAATGCATAAGTCCTGCAGGTAAGCCGATTAATAGTCACACAAAACCAGAAGTAAATTTTGCCGAACTAGTAAAAAAAGATAAATAATTATTTATTATGCCACTTATTGAAAGGTGTTATGCTATAAACAGATCTTCTAATTCTGTATATTATTCTGATGATTTTGGTGATACTTGGACTGAAGTTTCTTCCAATGTTTCTACTACATCGGCATCAGATGTAGGTGCTAATCCGTATTATTTTAATGAGTTACTTGTATTGAATGGCGCTAACGCAGCCACCACTCCGTATTTTTCACAGGACGGTGCTGTTACATTTGTATCGTCTTCAAATATAGCAGGTAAAGAAATCATGTATGCTTCGGATAATGTGGTCGTTGCTGCTGGAAAAAGATTAAAAACTAATACAGGTCCAACATTATATATATCATATGATAACGGAAATAGCTTTACTACATCTGTTGATACAACATCTTTATTTAGTTTTCCCGGCGCATCCTTTAGTAATATAACACTGATGTCAGCATATTTTTCATCTCAAGCTGGCGGATACATAGCAATTGCTGGAAATGGTGATAATAGTAATGCTGATCAAATATTAGCACGATCATATAATCAAGGCACCGATTTTCCTGATTCAATTGTATTAGATGGTAATGTATATGGAGTTATAAGATGTGTTATAAGCAATGATATCGGTCAAGTAATATTTGCAGCTGGTGAACCAGGACAAGTAGGGAGAGGAAAGTTATATACAATTAATCATGCATTAACTGATATACCTGTTGAAGTCTTACCTTCCGCTACTGTTGGAGATAATACTAATGCAACTATAACAAAATTCTTTCAGATATTTGGGGATAACAATATTATTTTCTTTATAGATTCTACGGGTGATTTATATAAATCAAGTAATAAAGGATTGGCCTGGACTTTTATGAGTAATGTTCCTGGTAATTGTGTTGATATTGTTGCCGCCAATGAATCAATTTTGATTGCACTAACAAGTTCGCCAAATGCAATACAAAAATCTGTGGATGGTGGACTTACATGGACTGAAATACTACAACCAACATGGAACAACCCTGAAGCTCTTGCTTTTAATATAGATACAAACTGTAGAGAATGTCGACTGGGTGAAATTTTAGGTTACGTTTCTTTAGGTTCTGGAAATCAAGAATACTGTATTAGCGCAAGTTATTCTGGTCCAATATGTAAACCACCATATGTTTATGACTCAATTGATGAAGTATGCGCTGTCCCAGCAAATGTACGACCAACAAATTTAATATATTCTATTGACCAATCTGGAAGTATTGATGGCGATGAAAATCTTTTATTTAAAGCATTTATTAATAGAGTAACAGCTTCGCTTGCAGATAGACTTGTTATTGGCAGTATTGAAATTGCAGTTGTTAAATGGGCAGAGTTTGCATGTGTTGTACAAGATTTTACAACAGATATTAATGAAATCAATAGTTCGGTATTAGATGATAATAATATTGGAGTATGCGCTGGAACAAACACAACTAATCACGTTGATGCATTTTGTGTTAGTACAAGACTGATGTATGAAAAATCACTGTTGCGTCCAGATGCAGAAAATGTAATGGTGATATTTACAGATGGAACTAATAATGTAAAGTCAGCTTGTAATTTAACAGATATTGGATTAAACCCAATAATATATGATACTACTGATAATGATGCAATTTTTTATACTCTAGCAGAAGACGCAAAACAAAATCTTGCTGGAAAAGGCATGAAGATTTTTATTGTCGCTGTTGGTGATATTGCAAACATTGCAAACTTGTATAGTGGTTTTGTTGGAAATGGTTTACAACAAGGTTATCCACCTTACCCATCAATATCTCCAGCTGGTAATTATTATTTTTATAGGGGTGGTGATTTTGATACCATAGATAGTATTGCAAACCAAATAAGATTAGGTCTTGGTGCAAGTACTTATGTTCCGGTTAGATGTCCTGAAGGTTGTGTTGGTGTTGCAGGATTAGATGGTTTAGGATATTGTGAATGTATAAATGCAGTTCTTTCTAAACTATGTGTATATAAACTTACAGATTGCCAGGGTATACAACCTCCTATCTATACTACAGAAGATGATTTTAGATACTATGTTCCAGAATTTGTAGACGCTAATTATCCTAATCGTGTAATTACACTTAAAAATCCACCATCGCCTGGATATTATTATCAGCCAGGTTGTTACACAGTTGCAGTTGCAACAGATCAAGAACTAGCTTCATTATTACCAGAAGATATTAAACCTGCTGAAGTATTTGAAGACTTCCTTACATGTCCAAGTTGCTTAACTCCTGATTATTATAAGTTTACTGATTGTTCAGATCCAACTAGATTTATTTATACAAGTGACGACTGTTCTTTGAGATTTCAAAATTATGGAAATGTTTGGCAAACTACAAAACAACCATATGATGACGGTACATGTTGGTTTGGAGAATTTGTAGGTCCAATAGAAAATGCAAGTCCTGTAGTTGCTAATTGGCAACAAGCTGTACCATTTCAAACAATGTTTTTTTCTTGTCTTGAATGTGCTCCGGTTGACGTTCCTTCATATAGACTTTCCGATACATGTGAAAATAATTTACCAGATATTTATACCGATAGGGATTTTAGTGCATATGTTGGTCAAGTAGTTAAAGTTCTTCAATATCCAGATGTCTGCTGGGCATGTTCATTAAATCAAGATAGTAATGTAACATTCGAAATACTAAGTCCTGATGGGGTACCATATGGTACATGTCAAGAATGTTTGCCTGTAGCTTCTGTAACATATACCCTCAGAGATTGTAATGATGAATTTAATACAATCGCTACGGATAGCAATCTTAATCAGTACCTTGGGGGTGTTGTAAGATTAACGACAACTGGAGACACTTGCTGGCAAGTTTTTCCAGGATCATCTCCCGCAAATGTTCCACAACCAGTTTCTGTGTCACAATCATTTGCTGATTGTGGAGAATGTTCTCCACAGATATTTACATTCATAAACTGTCAAAATGAAGATAATGTACTTTATACACTACTTGATTTTTCTGCATATGTTGATCAAGTTGTAAATCTTCAAGAATATCCTGGTGTATGTTGGACAGTTCGTGTTTATGATGGGGTTAATGTACCACTAGAGAATGTAACTATTCAGGGTGATCCATATGCTGGTTGTCCCGAATGTTTAGCTACTTATTATCAACTTACTAATTGTGCTAATCCTGATGTATTCTTAATCAGTACATCAACAGAATTATCAAGATACGTAGGTAGAACCATTACCGCAGCAGGGTATACTGGCCTTTGCTTTACGGTAACATCACCACAATGTAATTGTATAAGAGCTACAATAAATGGAGTAGAATACGATGCATATGCTGAATCTACACAGTTTAACGGAAGAAATGTATATTACATTACTACTGATTCTGGAGATGAATTAGCAATTGCCTGGAGTGTAAATCCTAACCAATGGGAACTATTTGAACGTAGTACATCAGAAACACTCGGATTCCATACAATAAATAGTGATTGTCCATTTAGTAATTTATGGACAATTATCCAGGGTTCTCCGTATATTATAACAACAGTTACATTCTGTGCTGATAGAATTTATAACATTGCTCCTGAGCTAGAATTTGCTGACTGTGAACCTTGTATAAACTGCATATAACTATAGGATAAAATGAATGCTGGAAGATGTGTCACATTAGTAGGGTGTAGAACCGGGGAAGTAGCTTACTATTTCTCCGGAGTTACTGGACCAATAGATGCCATTGTTGATCTAGTTGGTATAGGTAATATTGTTGAGATAAACGATCCTTTACATTTTACAGAACAGTACTATACAATAATTAGTAACTGTGATATATGGTCTAGTGCTGAACCTTGCAGAGAATGTGCACAAAGTCCAAATAGAGTTAATGATGATACTGGAGAACTTATTCAGTTTTGGGCAGCAACACCTTTTGGATCAGACTGTCCTGATGTTGATCGTGCTTTTGTATTAGTAAACTGTAGATCTAACTATACTTTTAACAGAGTACAAGATATTGTACAAACACCTGATACTGCATTAGTTACGTCAACAGACCTTACCGCATATGAAGGTATGGTAGTTAACATTCTTGAATATCCAGGAGTATGCTTTACAGTACTTGGTCCGTATGAGGCAGATACAGGTTGTCCTTGTGATCTATTTACAGTAACAAATGCATTTCCAGATTGTGAATGCTGCTATCCACCTGTAGATTCTGCAGATATTGACTGTTGTGATATACCTAAGTATACGCAGAAACCAGCTAAAAAGTTTTATCATATAGTAGATTCAGATTGTGATATACGGGATAATCAAAAGTTTGGTAACAGTTATTATAAGTTATTCAATCAAATTAAGAACGGAATACAGAACTGCTGTGACAATATAGACTTTGATAAACTCTGGATTAAAAAAGAACTTTCTGATTATTCTAGGATCAATCCTCCAGATCAGTGTGTTACTATAATTCCTGCAGTAGTTGTACCATGTGAGGGACCAGATCCCTTACCTATTTCATGTCTTCCACCTGAGGATATTACAGCATTACCGATCTACGAATAATTTTTATTATAGAGAAAAATTTAGTAAATTAAAGATATGGCACTTCCAATAAAACCAAAAGATACGCAAGAGGGATGTAATCCCATTTCTTCTAACTGTGTTGTCTGGCAAGGTCCGGACATTCCTTGCATTAACTTATGCAATGGAGATTCTGTTAGTGATGTAGTTGCAAAACTTGCTGAAGAACTTTGTACAATCGTAGATCAATTAGATATCAGTCTAATTGATATATCTTGCTTTGGTGCATTGGCTCCTGAACCTCAAGATTTTAGAGATGTTGTTCAACTCCTTGTTGATAGAATTTGTAATCTTGAAGCTGGTTCTAGTAACGGTATACCATCAACTGGTGGATGTCCCGATAACTGTTTAGTACCTATTGCGCAATGCCTACAATTTACAGATCCTCTTGGTAACGTAGTAACAGAAATAGCCCTTAGAGACTATCTTATTCTTATTGGTAATAGAGTTTGTACAATACTATCTGAAATTAATGGTATTAACGGAGCTATTACAAATATTGAAACTAGATTAGCTGTTATTGAACAAGAACTAGCTAATCCTGTTGATAATAGTATTGTTATTACAACGGCTGGTTGTGTTGGTAGAGGAATACCTACACCGATTGCAGCATTTGTTACTGCCCTTGAAACAGCATTATGCGATTTAACTAATGGTGTTGGAACACCAACAGAAATAAACATTGCTATTTCTCAGCAATGTACCGTTAATGGTCAACCATTAGATAGTGCTGCACAGTTATCAAATTCTGGGGCAGCAATGTCAAATATTCCAGGATGGATACAAGGAGCATCGTATAATACTCTTGCAGATGCGGTAAACAATTTATGGCTTACTGTATGCGATATGAGAGTTGCAATATCAGATCTTCAAACACAACTTGCGGCATGTTGTTCAGTAACTTGTAATGATGTAGATTGGAACTTTACTGCAACTGGTTTAGTAAATACTAAATTTATAACCCTACTATTTACCGGAAATATTCCATCTGGATTTACTTATTCTTCTGGTGGAACAACAACTCCAGTTGTAGTTAATAGTTCAACTGGCCAATCGGGAACCTATAATTTAGATATTATTAGTGCAATTCAAACAGGTGCCCCTATTCAACTTGGTGTAGACGCACAAGGCAATAGCCTTAGTGATTCTGCAATCTGGTATCAGGTAAGGGTTCCCCTAAGTGTTACAAATGGAGATATTACTTGTACTACAGAGATAACTCAAACCTTCTTTAACACAACATTCTGCGCTATTAGAGGATTTGCTTTATCTGTTTCTGGATTAACACCAGTAGCTAATATTTCTGTTTCATTTAATCCAGCAAATGTTCCTACACAATATACAATGCGTTTGTATGAAATAGTTGGAGGAACCGAAATACAAGTAGTTCCTAGTGCTGTAATATCACTTCCTGGTGGTGGTCTCTACACATATAGTTTTGGATCATCATTTACTGAAGGAACTTATATCTGCAGAGTAACAGCAACGCAAAATGGTGGACCTGGATCTGCACAATACAGTACTGATCCTGCTTGTGTAACAAATACTGTTTCAGTTGCTGTTGCTGTTGTACCTCCTGGCCTATAAAAATAAAAAAAATAAAATTTAAATAGATGAGCTGTAAAAAATGTGCAAGTGGAAGCAAGACATGTGGATGTACTGATACTGCGTATACTACACCAGTATCAACAGTATGTTTACCAGCATGTCCTCCACGATGTTCCGAATATATGAGTGCTGCTTGCATAGTACTTTCTGATGGTATTAATGATCTTGGTATTCATCCAGGAGAAACTCTGGAAAGCATTTTACAAAGAATTGCACTTGTCCTTACTAATCCCATGTGTGTTGAATATGCAGGAGGATTTGGTTCAGGTGGTGGTAGTTCATTACCATTTGCTGGTAATGGTGTTGTAGAGGTTGGTATTGATGCACCATCGAATATCTTCATGACTCCTATTGTACCTATTACCGCACCCGGTGGAAATCTTATTCTTGATTTAAAAAATCAGTCTTCTAATACAGTATTTGCTGGTCCAGTATCTGGAGCACCTGCAATGCCCCAGTTTAGAGCACTTGTTGATGATGATCTTCCAAGCCTTACAACAGGAACATCTGTTCTTATGGGGGATGGTGCTGGTAAGTTTACTAATGTAACTATTGGTCCTAA